ATCATAATCATAACTATTGTTTGATTTACATTCCTTTACATATTCAATATTAAATGTTGCTTGAATACAACCCCTTTTTAGTTTGCCTCTTTTTGGAATAGTTCCTGATTCAATCTCATCAGTAGTCATGGCGGTAAAATTACCAATCTTTCTTGCTTTTCTTGTATTTTTATGAATACAATCATTACCATAATATTCACATACTTTACTCCTGAAATGTTTAATACCATGTTTATTTCCTGTTTCATCCTTCCATAGTTCCCATAGATGTTCAACAGAAATAAAACATTTTTTATTTGTAATCTCAATAGTATTATCAAACCATTCTTTTTCTTCGCTGATCTCTTCCATATAAGCAGCTGTATCATCAATAATTTCTTGAGGAAAATTATGGCGTTTTAATCCTTCTTTTTCATAAAGACTATAAAAATCTAACAATAATAACATCATAGCGGCAGAATAATATCCTTCTTGAATCTTATCTTTCAATCCTTTATTACCTACTTTATATTTATTTGGTTCATTTATTACTCTACTATCACCTCCACTTATAAAGGTATAAGGAAACATACATCCTACTACTCTTTCTTTCATACTTTCACCACCTGTATCACTATCAAACTTAATACTATGATTTGATGAGAACCATATTGGAGCCATAATAAACTTATGTTCTTTATTTGAATATAACATTCTAAATGATATTTTATTTGATCCTGTTGCTTCTTTAAAAACCTCAGCATTAAATGTTAATTTTTGTGGTGGTTCATCAACATAAATAAATCTTGCTTTTTCAACAGATTTTAATTCAGGTGCAGGATTATCAGTAGCAGTCTTCTTTAAACAAGTAAAATAATTATATGATAAACTACCTACATAATCACCTAATGCTGCCGACATAAGTTCAATCAATAATCCCTTACCATTTCTACCTACACCTTTGAGAAAGAAAGCCAGTTCTTCAGGATTACCCTGTCCTCTTAATGACCTTGATAATGCTTTCATGATACAGTTATATTTTTCTTCTGTTTCCCATATATTTTTCAATATTGTTTCTAATTCATTTTTTCTTTCTTTTACCGAATCAGGATTTTCAAATATTTCTTTCATTTTATATCCACAACTCATCGTGATATATTCTCCATCGTCAGGTCTTGCTTTCCTGAACTCTTTAGTGTCCATATCAATTACACCATCATCAAATCCTAATAGTTCATTACATGTATCACATTCATCAAAGAACTCCTGATTGAAGAATATCTCAACACATCTATTAACTATTTGTTTTTTTGATGCTTGATTATAAACTTTTTGATATTTATTTTTTTTTGCTAGTTCCATTTTTACTTCATATTTTTCTATTTGTTTTACTGCTATTTCAACACACTTCGTATCATGTTTTGTTGCTTTGAACCCTAATAGATTATCACCTTTCTTTTCAGTAATCCCTTCCTTTGCGTAATATACCTCTAACGCTTGAAGTTGTCTATTGAAGAAAGTAGCACACCAAGCATTTATTTTTGTCTTTTCACTTTTCATAACTTCTTCCATAAACTCTTCCATATATTCCACATATTCCTTGCATAATTGTTGAACTTTAATAGTTTTAAAAACTCCATATTCATTTAATTTATAAATCGTACTATCTTTTCCTTCAGTTCCTGATATGAAATTATTCATATTTGCCTTACAAAATGCCTCAGCAAACTCAGTATCAGTTCCAATAAGATCATCTACTTCATGTCTATATATTCCATACTTTTTTTTAAAAGGGCATTCATATTCTTCTGTCCAATCAATACCTTCTTCTTTTAATAAATCTTCAACTTCTTTTGCTTCATCAAATGGTTTAAGTTTAAACTCAATATCAAACTGAAGTTCATCTTGAAAAATATTATTAATATATTGAATAAAAGATTCAGGTGTAAAATCAGGATTATTATCCAAATAATGTTTTTTTACCATGAAACCATCATGTGCTAATACCAATTCATTTACTGGACATATACCATCTTCACTTACAATTGTTAATACATATTTTAATATTTCAACTTCTATCATTTGAAAATATTTCGCCATGAAACTTCTCATTTTATCAACTTCTGTTTGTTTTCCTTCAGTTAATGGGATATAAAGTGTATCTTTATATTTTTCAACTAAAAAGCTTTGAACTCCTTTTATTTCTTCTTCATAATAAAGAACAAACTCAGGCACTTTTGCAAGATCTACTTTATTTTTCATAAAATGTCTTTTCCAACTCCCCCCATTCAAAATTATAATAAATATTTTTTTAGCAAAATCTCTGTTTTGACTAGTGGAATCCATTATTTCTTTTAATATTTCATCTCTTCTTTCACAATATTCAGTAATATATTTACATTTAATACCAAACTCAATACATTTCTGCTTAGCAATCATAAGATGTGCGTTAATTATATCTACATCATAGTAATCGTCTTTTGCTAAGAAATGACGAATTGGTCTTCTCATCACACCTAATGATAAACTATCCTTAGGATAAACACGACCATATTCACCTGAGTTTTTAGAACCCAAATATTTTACTCCTTCCAATCTCCAAACTTTATTACCCTTTTTGGTAATAAAACATCTCATTTTTTTCATGAGATTTTCATAATATTCTTTTTCAATCTCATATTCGGGTGTTTGTTCATTATCACTTTCTTTTTTCCACCATTTTCTTACTGGCTTACATACTTTTTTACTTTTAATTACAGCAGCAAGTTTGTTCATATTGAAGAACTCGCTGTATAATCTACCGCTGAGTTCGGTATTTTTGGTGTCTTCACCAATCACGAAGGCTGAACTTTCTGTATTCATTTCCATTATATATATTATATTATATAATATATTTCTTTAAATCAATTATATAATATCTTATATTTAAATTAGTATTTTAAAAAAAACTATATATTTTTTCCTAAATAATTATAACATATTTATATCTTATAATTATTCCTAAATCTTTTAAATCAATTCTATTTCCCTGTCCTTTCTCTCTCCTGTGTAATTTTCTTTTAGTTCAAATGTTTCAACTATAATATGACTATCTACGGCTTCATTAGCCACACGGATAATATCTATAAATGATGATGGTGATTTCAGTTCCATAACAACAGACATCCCATTAAATATCTCTATTGGTTTTAGGCTGTGAATGATATTTTTTGCTTTAAGATTAGAGTGAAATCTTAACACATCAATAAGAAGTTCGGCACGAAACTTATAGATATAACTTTCTGTATCAATTCCCATTATATATATTATATAATATAATACATTTTCTTTAAATCAATTATATAATATATTATAATTATTCCTAAAGTTTTGACTTTTCATCTTTTTTTTCTTCTTTATTTTTCTTTGGTCTTCCACGAGGCTTTCCTGTTCTCTTCTTTGCCCAATACTTAGCGTTTGCTCTCTTTAACGCTGCCTTCCCTCTCTCACTCTGTCTGTATGCTTTTTGTTTCGCTTTCTGTTCATCAATATATTTTATCATACTTTCAAATATTTCTGCCTTTTTTTCATCTGTTTCGGCGTTTTCTAGTATTTTTCTCATAGTTTCCATTATATATATTATATTATATATATTATTTTTTTAAATCAATTATATAATATAATTATTTTTTGCCTTTCATAAGATTAACTGCTAAAGTAATCTGTTTCTTAAGACGAGAAGTCATCTTGTGTTTTTTGGAATGAAAATCAAACATATCTCCTACCTCTACCTTCTTAAGTTTGTTTAATTCACTTCTTTTAAACTTGTAGTCATCTCCTACCTTGAGTGCCTTTCTAAGACCACCCTTTTTGAACATTACTTTCTCACCATCTAGTTCTGCTTCACCCATATTTTTTTCCATCTTTTTTCTACCTCTTTTTGCATCTGCCTTTACCTTTGGTTCAAAATTACGCTTGGATTTGGACTTCGTTCCTTTTACCTGTCCTTTCATACCTTTACTTTCATCTTTACGGTCTTTCGCTCCTTGTTTCTTGTAGGAGGCTCTTGCCTTAGAGATTGCCTCTTTGTAAGATACTCCATGCTTTTTGGAATATGCTCTAACATGTTCAATCCAACTATTAGCCATTTATATAATACTAAATAGAAAAAAATTATTATTATATTAATTTTTATTCCTAATGTTAGAAAACTTTCAAAAATTATAAAAACTTGCAAAACTTGCGATTATTGCGTTTTTTTTAGAAAGTCCCCTGGGGGTTATATATATTATAGAAATCAGGGGTTATTTTAGAATAAAATTAAAAATCCCAAAACACTTTTTTTTAAAAACGCAAGAATCGCAAGAAACGCAAGAAATTAATATTTACACATATTTCTTTATTTATACAAATATACAAAATCTGTATAAATACCACCATATTTGGTGTAAAAACCTATGTAAATAAGATAAATCTAGGATATTTCTATAAGAGATTTCACTATAATTTTTCTTGCGTTATAGTGAAAGAATTATGTTAAAAATGCAAATTAATCCTTTTTGAGATAAACTGATTGCTGAACTCCCACAGAGTGGTTCATCTTTTCAGCTAGTTCCTGTTTCTTCTTTTGCTCCTCAGGGTCAAACTCATTTGAGATCTTAATCTTTCTCAACATGGAAGCACTAATCTTCTTACCAGTATGAGAGAATATTCTATTAAGTAGTTTGGACAAGCCATTCTTGGTAAGTTTTCCTCCGCTACTACTAAGTAGGAGATTATCAGTTTTATTGAAGTTCAACCACAGATTAAGTACAGAATTAAGTGCTTTTTCAACAGGTATTTTAATATTATCTTTAGTTTCACTTTTTACAACATTTTTACCAAAACTAAAAAACTTTTTATTTCTACTAGCATTAACTAAATAAATATTATCATCTTTATCCTTTTCAGTTAAATCATCAAAATCTTTCTTTGAAATAATTTTAGTATCTGCATACTCCAATCTTCTAGGTGGATGAAGAGTATATAAACTTAATACTAAGTATTTCTGTATAAGTGATAAATCACTATTTCGTTTGAGTTCAATCGTAGATTGTTTATAACCTTTCTTTTTAATTTCTCTCCCGAGTTTCCTTTGAATCTTCAATATATCATTCCAATCAATCCAATTCTCACTTTCTCTAATGTTTTTATCATGAGTGTTTATTTCACTAGTATATTTAGAGTGTTCATCTTTTAACATATCACTATACTCATCATACACTTTTTCAAATCCCTTGAGAGGTTCTTTTCTTTCTTCGGGAGAGATTGCAACTAAAATAGAGGATAAATAATTCTTTTTCTTAGAAGAACTTTCTTTGTTAATAAAAGTTTTAATATCTTTTTTTTTATTTTTGAGAAACTTATTACTTTTGTAATCATCACCTGTGATCTCATTAGCTAGATTGTTCAAATACCTTTTGTAGATTTTAAGGGTAGTATCCCTAACACCTCTGCCTTCTTTAACAGTCTTCATTAAATCTTCCATCTTTTATATATATAACAAAAGAAAAAAATTATTATAAAAAAAAATCTAATGTTATAATATAATAAATGGAAGTTCAAAAATGTAGAATGTGTGAAGCCAATTATCATGAATATCCAAATGATGCATCTAGTCTTTATGAAGATATTTATATTAGGCATTTAGGTTTCTGTGATATGGACTGTTATAATAAACTAACAGACAAAGGAAAAACATTTCATAAGTCTTATGCTTACATCTTTGGAGATGATTTGAAGAAAAATAATATAAAAGTTCCTAAAAGACATATAAAATAGTCATATAACAACAAAAAATACTGTTTTTATATGAAAAATATCTTGTTATACGCCAAATATACTATTAAAGTCTTGTTATATACCTACTTAAAGGCGTATAATAATTATTATAAGCCTCTTTAAGTGCCTATATCAAGTAATTACATATAACAATATAGAGAATATAACAAGAAATGGCTAATAACAAGAATAATATATATGAAAATGACTTAAAGAAGGTGATTTTAGGAACTATTTTTCTCTCCAAATTATTTTCTTGAAACTTTTTTCTAATGATAATTTATAGAGTGAGTGATCCGTCTGCTGCGAGTTGTCTAAGTCCATTTCCACCCAACAATTTAATTAAGAAATAATTAAATATAATATTTAGTATTTAATTATTTATTTTGCCTTTTGATTTGTTTAGCATGTATCTTATCAAGAACTTTTTGTGTTCTTTTAAGTATTCTATTATTTGTTCCAATACTACCACGAATAGTATCATCATCTATGACCAAATGGTAAGCCCCATCATAATTAGGACAATCACTACTTCTATGTTCTATTCTATTAAGAAGATTTTTACATGAACCGTGTGTGTGTATAGTCTTTCTTTTTTTGCACCATGGGCATTTGTAGAAGATATGAATCATATCTATTGAGTATGCGTGAATTAAGTTTTCTAATTCCATTATATTTTATAATGATATTTTATTTTTAAATAGTTTATAAAATATAATATATTTATTCCTAAATTATTCTTTTTCATCATCATCACCTTTTCTTCGTGGGGCTGGAGGAGGAGGTTGTCTTGGAGAACCTGGAGGAGTTGGTGGTGCTTCATCTCGCTTCATACCAGGTTCATCAGTATCACCTCGTCTTCTACTTTCACTCATTCTTTCACTACTAAATCTTACTGTGCTCTCACTACTTGGAGGTAGTTTTCCTGCTCCTGATTGTTCAGTACCTGTCGCTTGATATATTATTTCCTGTATAACTTCCTCAGGATCGTATCCTGGTTCTTCTCGTCTTGATACAGGTGCTCCTCTTCCCTGAAAAGAAATAGCTAATGTTTCATAACCTCTACCAACTGATGGTTTTCCCCTTTCATCACGACCTGCTGGTAGTTCAACTAATATCCCTTGCTGAGAAACTACAGTTCTAACATCATTTAGTACTTGTTCTCCGCTCTCATATTCTCCCTGTATATATGACTGAATTATTTGAACAAAATCATCTAATCCTTGTTGTGTAGCATATACTACACCTTGATCAGGAGAACGAAGCTCTTGTGGTCTTCCTCTTCCTCTTAATAGATTTCCTCTAGTTCCAACATTAACTTCTCCAATTAATTCTTCCATCAAACCTTGGATAAACTCTTCTCTATCACCATCTGCTTCAATCCAAAAACTATTCATGTCTAAATTAATTTCACCACTTACTATGGTTTGAAATAAGTTTTCTATTGACCTCAATAAGCTCCTTGTATCTCCCCTAAAAACGGCTCTTCCAATTGGTAATTTATTTAATAATGATTGAATAACTAATTGTAATGCTCGTTCTTCAATTCCTTTTGGTATTTGTCTAACCTGATTACTATATTCTTCAACATATTCTTTGGCTTCATCTTGAGTCATGAATATATCTACATCATTTGGTGTATCACCTGTTCCTAGTATATCACCTCCATCTGTTCTACCACCTGTTAAACTTCTTGTATGACTGTTTATATTTTCTCGTATTCTTAATCTCATTCTATCAGCAACACCACCACCTCCTGAAACTCTTATTCCTGATGATGTTGGAACACTACCTCCTATTCTTGCAGCTATTTTCTTTTCTTCATTAAATATTCTATCTAATTCTTCTTTGTTAGGATCAGGTTGTTTTTGTTCAATAGTTGCCTTACCAAATACATCTACCTCAGGGTTTGGAACAATTGCTGTTCTTTGGATTTTATAAATAATTGTTGAATTAGCTGATAATTTTGCTAATTTTCCATCATTTGGATTTCTAATTTCTGTATTAATTTGACTTAGTAATCTATCTTGATTGACCATAATATTATAGTTTGAACCGTATGCATAAAGGAAACCTCCATTACTATAATTCTTCATAGCATAGAAAACACATGGTAAAGGTGTTGAACCTGATTGGTAATTTCTCTCAGCAACAATATCACTATAGATCAAAAAGAATGATGAATTAGTTAATAATGGTGAATTACTTGCTTGAAGTGGTAATGATTGTAATGATGTTATAACTTCCTGATTTTCATTAAAACCATGTAAAAACTTAGGCACTCCTAATGGTGTTTCACCACTACCTGGTGCTGGTGTTGTAAAGTAAAGATTGATTGCTGGATTAACGACAGGGTTTAAATCATTATTTAAAATTAATGGTTTGGTTGCATTTTGAAGTATGTTTGGATTTGGATTATTATATGTATCAGGAGAGAATCTGTTATATTGACGACCATATCTAGGTAGTAAATCTTCTACATTAAACCCTAATCTACTTAATAAGCAACCCTCCCAATTATCTTCATCAGCTTTTACGCAACCCTTAATTATTTCTTGTCTATTTTCCTCAGTTTTTTCAAGAGTTGAATTATTCCAATAATTGACTGGATTTATGTTTTCAGGTGTTTTATAATCAGGAGGACATAACCAAACTTTAAATATTGATACACCTCCTATCTCCGCTCTAATACCTTGATTTCGCATACTATCAGTATAATTATCAGCAGATGAGGCTGATGTTTTAGGATTTGGTATATTAAATACTGCGTCCTTTTGCTGACCATTTATTATTCCACATTTTTCTCCTATTTGAGGATTTGTTGCTGGAGCATCTGCTGCTTGATTTAATGATGATAAAAGATTATCAGTTTGCAGGTTAATAAACTCAAATCTATTTTTTTGTGCGTTATATTGAAATGTAGGATTATTAGCCCCTATTACAACAAATGGTGTTTGATTTCCTATATAGGTCAAAGCAGGAGGTTCAACAGTTGAACCACTACCTGAATGTTTTAATGGATCAATAGGATTTCTCATATCTGCATTCATAGGTACTATTCCATGATTATCAATAAATGAATTACTTACTCCCATGGGTAATCCCCAAGTCAATTGACCTAATTGAAATGTAGATGTATCATACGGTGTAAAATCCTGTCCATAATCATTAGAAACTCTCATACCACAACAAATTAAATCATTACCATCAGCATCTACATATTTTGCAGGATAAAATCCTATATTAAGGTTTTGAATAAACTCTACATCTAAAAACCCTTCATAAGTTTCTTCATCATCAAATATTAATTTAACTAATGGGTCTTCTTGACCTGGAACAATATCGCTGAATTGTTTTGATGTTTGCTTCCAATTTGGATCAAATCTACTCATCATACTTACTCTTCCTATTCCACGATATGCATTCCATAACTGATTCCAATTAAAATCAATTAGATCATCACCAAAAATGGCTTGAGAATATGCTGGTGAAATTAATTCTCTATATGCTATGTCTGTTGGGGCTGCTGTAGTATTTAATCCTGTTCCATAATTAGCGGAAGTGCTTGTTGAGGCAGCATCAGGAGGAAACCTCATCCAATTTGGATTTAGTGGTGTATGGTTGGTTGTTTTTCCACTAGTATAAACTGAGTTTTGGTCATCTGTAATTCCAGCATCAAGAAGACACGACCATCCATTATAATCTAATTTTTGAGCAGCATAATCACGACCTGCTGAGTTTGGATCTTTATTTGTATATAATTCATAATCTCTTAATGCCTCAGCAAAATCCTTCCATAATTCAGGGTCATAATTTAATACTTTATTTCCATCATTATCAATAGTATATGTTGGAAACTTAATATTAAAAAATAATGTTTGAAATCTAGACAAATTAGTAATATGTAAATATGCTGTTGGAGGTGGTGGCGTTTCACTTACTGCAAACTGATATGTTAGTCTTGAATTAATTAAAACACTTCTACCTATATTTCTAAACGCTCCTGGTTGTCCTCCTTCAAAAGTAGTAGCATTCATATCATATACTGGTAATCTCATCATCCTATCTCCAAACATCATTTTATATATTTCTTTATAACCCATATTACCATATATAGTATTACAAAATCTTCCTTCCTTACCATAAGTGTTGTGTAGAACAGGATTTGATAAATAACAATTTGCCTTCCAACCATCATAATTACCCAAATCTATCTGTAATCTACCTATTCCTTGGTCAATTAGGTCAAGACCTGGCTGAAAATTAGCAGGTTGAACCTTAGTGCATCCACCATATTTTACAGGTAAAATATCAGTCCAAGTTGCTTTATAAATGTTCTTCCAATTATAAGAAGATGTGTTATAAACTTGAATATCATAAAATCCATACTGATTTACTCTTGGAACTACAGATGAACCTTTAAATTGAGGAACAGGCTCATCCACTTTATTAGTTAAATAATTATCCATAATTGAAATATCATTATCAAATGGTGCTAATGCTTCATGTAATTTATCATTAATTTTATTAGCAAGTGTTGTTAAGTCTGTAAATAATTCATCAGCCTCTAGAAGAATAAAAGCAGTCATCGGCATTAATTTCGGCATGAACCCATTTCCATTTCTCTTCTGTGCTCCTATACCAAAATAATCATTTCGTGTCCAAATATAAGGTTTTCCATCACACTCATCACGAATACTTCCATTTCTATAACCTTGTTTATTATCTTCGTGATCATACGCTACAGTTGCTCTTCTATCGTGTCCGCTTCCATAAGTTGTATTTGGAAACAAACCAAACTCTGATCCTGTTGGTGTCCCGCTTACGGCTTCTCCAATATTACGGGAGTATAGGTTTAACATATTATTTAATCTTCTATAACTGGTATTAGTTCCCATACCTGTTTGGTCAAGATTATCATAAGCAATATTTCCCATTTCACTAGAACCATCTACAGCTGATGGTACTATAGCAATTGGTGTTTGTGCGGGTAATGGTTTTGATGGTATTTGAAACGGTGAATCAAAAATAATTTCAAGCCTACCTGTGATTGGTTGTATTAATTGTGATCTCACTTGACCAACCTCTTCAGGTATAATTGTATAATCTTGTGTTGAAAAATTAGGGGGAAGAGGTGTAGTTGTATCGTGAGAAATAGCCATTCTACAACCTGCAAATATATTACAATTTGTATCTGCTAATGTCGCATTTGCTGTTTTAAATGCTAATTCATTACAATAAAATCCTTTATTTGTTCCTGTATAGGCTGGATCTCCTGCCTTAGCCAAAACTATTGATGAAATAGCAGTTCCTGCTGGAGATGCTGCTACTGATGATACATAATTTGGTGTGCTACTTGTTCCAGTATTGTAAGCAAATACTATATAACTTTGATTATAACTTACTGCTGGTTCAACTGAATTACCATCTACTACATTAATCATATATCCATCACTAATAAATGAACTTGGAAAACCACTATAGTATTGATTTACGGTTGGATTATATACAGGCATCGGCTTATTATCTGCTATATTATTGAAACCTCCTTCAGGATGATTTAATGGTAATCCTACCGAATATGTATTATTATTATTCATGTAAAACATTACTTCTAAAAGAACTTTATTATCGCAATAATCCTTTTCTGTACCATCTATGAAAACCTTGTCGCCTGAAAACTCAATCGTTCCTGCACCACTTGCATTTTTTGCGGATAATGTAATTGCTTCTACTGAAACAACATCACCTCTTTTTAGATTAAAATTAGTTGCATTTGACCATTTTGAATTATAATCAGCTGTTTCTTTTGTATCTATTAAACTATCAGCCCTAGAGCACTCTATTAAAAATGTTTGCGTGGTAGAATAATTCGCTGTATTCTTAGCCATTATTTATTATATATATAATTAGATTATTATATTTATAATTTATTTTTATTTATGAACCGCTAACATAGATTGTTCCGTTGCGAATCATCATCATTCTCTCAACCTCTGCGAATACAACAACTCTACGCTGTTTAAACTTTCTTGGTGTAAAAGTATAAGTAAGGTCAATCTCAACAGGTGCTTTACCAATTGATGTTCCTGCTCCAAGAACATTATCATAGGTTCTACTGAGATTTACTCCCATATAACCTGCTGAACCACACATACCTTCATCAAAGGTAGAAAAACCTGAGTTGCCTCCTGCCCTGTGTCCCAAAATATATTTACTATTAGGAAATGCGAGTTGTGCATTATTATATTGAAGATTAGCTCCGCTGACTTGACCAACATTACTAGATTGACCAACATTAACTTTGAAAGGGGTCGGGAAGACCTGACTGAGCTCGTTGTATATTTTACAATCCATATCAAGGGCATTTACAAAAAGATTTTGGTTATTGATTTTGACCTGAAGAGTTGATTCACCCATGGATGCTCCTGAACTAAAATCACCTAAAATAGGATTAGATGCTGATTGAGCTGTAATTACTCCTGCTGTTCCTGCATAATCTGCCTGTCTTGGTGTAGCCAAAAGAAGATTTCTTACGATTTGATGGTCTAAGTTAAGTCTTATAGTTTTTGTTTGAACCTGAGGAGCTGTTGGAGCAGCAGCAAGTGCGGGGATAAACTCCTCTACTTGAATGTAATCAGTATAAACTAGTTCAATACCTTTTTCTAACTGAGCCTGAATACGATCCATGGGACTTACTTTACCAGGCATATCATCATAATAAATCAAATCCACACTTAATTTACAGGAACTTTCACTAATAACACTTCCAGCAGTCCAGGGAAGACTTGCTCCGCCTTGTGGTGGATCGCCACTTGATACAGTTCTAAGACCAATTAAATCTTCAGCCCAATCAATTTGAAGACTCACACGACCATTAAGAAGACCCAACGGAATCTGTAATTGGGAGATGAAATTAAATAGCCAAGTAAGAGGTACAGTCCATTCAGGAGAGTCTTCTGCTACATTTGAAAGAGCAAATGCGTTGTTTCTCATAACATTTATAAAACCAGGGATATTCTCTTCTGTAATAAGACCTACTAGACCTGAATTATATGCTGCTGCTCCTTGTCTTGGGGCTTCAGGCATATAGTGCCCACGAGTATTAGTTGGAGCAGTATTGGCTTCATCTACCTTAAGACCAGTAAATCCACCTGTTTTCGTTTGATAAGTTTGATTACGAATATCCTGATCAACGAAATACTGTTTCAAGTTAAGCAAAATACCTGCCTGGTCAGTTTCAGCAAGAAGAACATTATCATAATAGATTGCTGCTCTTTGAATACATGATAAAGCACCTGCGGAAAAGGGTGCATCCTGACCACTTGGAGCACTAACTTTAAATTGTAAAAAAGCATCTTCGCTTAAAAGCCCCTGCTGAGGAAACAGGAAACGAGCCTGTGATTGTGAAAATGCGGTTGGTTCAAGAATCATGGTTTCTACTCTTTGATCTTGAGCCTCCATAGAAGACATACCAATTTGTTTTGTTAAATCAGCCATTTATATATATTAAATATAAAAAAATAAATAATAATTTTTAAAATTAATTATTTTTTTCAGTTATTGAGGGAAATTAAGTTGAAACAGAGATTACACCATTATCATCAAAGTTCAACATACCCCTATGAAGGAAGAATGTATAAGCAGACATAGGAGAATTACCATCAAGTTTTGATTGGATACGCATAGAAAATGGTCTGCCCTTGAATGATGCGGATGAACCGTTTCCTAAAGCATCATAACGGACACCTACACCATAGACATTTTGGAAACCATTTGATGTTTGAGCAGTTGATAATCCTGATACTGAGTTATGGTGATTATCTCCATTAGCAATACTTAGACCTTCACTATTTGCACCAGCAAGACAACTAGTAGTATTTCTAAGAGGACGAAGAGCTGACTGGAAGTATAGCTGACGCTGAGCCTCAAAAGTAGATCCTGCATACTGATTATTATTAGCAGCAGCTGTATCACGAATAACTGTATTGTTTTCATCAACCTTGAATTGAAGAGGATACTTAATTCCCGAGCGGACAAAATCTACACCATTAATGGGAGCAAGATTTACCTGAGGAGTTCCCGCTGCTGAAGATTTGTTAAGGAGAGGAGTTGTTTTATATGCATCTTGAGCATAATTACTAATATGTTCAGTTGGAACGAAGTTAGTGAATGTAGAAACAACTGCTGATAGGGATGGACTGATCTGCTGAGTATTATCACCGTTGTTGATTACAGAATAGAATGACTGGAAAGCACTAAATGGAATTGCCTTAATTGGAGGAAGTTTTCCGCCTTCAGGGACACCATAAGAACCACTTAGAGATACACGACTAAGTTCATACTGACTATTAACAGTATCAGCTTGAGCTCCAAAAAGAGCCTGAATAGAAGGAGCTAGTTGAAGATTGATGACCATACCACCTGTTCCATTCTCAAAAGATAGAGGGATATTTTCACCATTAAGGAAGACACCACATAGAAGAGGCATACTTACTTCAATAAAAGATCGGTTTGCTGCTCCTGAAGTATTACATAGACGACCCTGAACTTCTTTGTTAGAAGTAGCCCCGAACTGCTGGGAAAGATAAGTAGTATAATCCTGGAAAGAAGCACCTGATGCGATCATAGTTGCTAAAAGACGAGGATAAGAACGGCAGTATTCTAGGACATTATTTTGCAAATTAGTAATTGTAATATTATCAATAACTGATGCTACACCTACCTTATTGTTAATAAGAACTTCTCTAACAGCTCCTCCTGCCTGACCGTTATTGTTTGGTGTTGCTCCATTACCATCTTTTAACTGAAGACGGAAGTTAAGGCGAAGAGTTGAACTCATGAGATAGAGATCTGCTGCTCCAACCTGAAACTGTACAAGGGGATTACCATTAGTATAACTAAAGGTTGCTGCTCCTGATGATTGATTCATGGGAGCGATTTCAAACTTTTTAATACTGGATATTGGTTGCGACATTTATATTAAATTAAGATAAAAAAAAATTAAATTAATATTATTTTTAAATTATTTTTGTGATAATTTCTCTCCATTTTTGTTTTACCAAAGAAGTTTATCAGCATACCAACCTGGAGTTCTTGGTTTTTTTCTATCCTTAGCATGACGCTTTTTATAATTCTTTCTTCTAGCATCTGCTGTACCTGGCTTTACCTTACCTTGTTTTTCTAACTGCATATATGAAGGGTAATCTAAATATCCAATAGCTCCCACACTTACGAGCTTTTTTAAAACTTCTTTTCCATCTTTTTCTTTTACTTTTTTGAAAACATCTATTTTCTTTTTTTTATTGGTAGATGGTTTGACGATCACACCATGCTTTTTGGCTTGATCTAAAGTATATTGTTTTATCTTATACGGCATTTATATATTAGAGATATTTTATTTCCAAACTTTCCTATCATAAGATAAAATACCATTACCTTCATTCCTAACCCATACCACAATACTACTCATTCCATACCACTTATAAACTTTACATAAATGCATCTTTTTAATATAATAACCAGCTTGTTCCATATATTCAATTCTTCGTGTTGTTAAATTATTTATTCCAATTAAATAACTTATTACTTTTGGTTTTAATGAAATACTTTTTGTTAATACATTATCAATACACGAATAGGGGGGATTTGAGCAGATCACCTCTACTTTTTCATAACAGTCAAAAAAATCTTTTCCTTGTAATATTTCACTCCATTCTTTATTTTCACAATTAAAATTATTATAATAATTACCACTATTTTTAAAAGGGTCATACCATATTTTCTTTTTTGGTTCAACTATCATATCTTCAACCATTTTAATATGTTTTTTTGCTAATTCTACTGGTGTTATAAAAACATCATTTCCTTTTTCTCTTTTTTTAATATTATGCCCTGTGGAACTAATCATATTTATTATATATTATTCTTAGATAATAAATATTTTTAAACAGAACTTGCGATATTTGCACTTTTTTTGGAAAGTCCCCTGGAGGGGCTGATATCAATAATGAAATACTGATATTTTAGAATAAAATTAAAAATCATAAAACACTTTTTTTTAAAACCGCAAGAAACGCAAGAAACGCAAGAAATTAATAAACTACAGCTACAGAACCTGGGCTTATAACAAGTGTTCTAATATGATATACCCAAGTATTGAGAAGTTTCTCAACTGTATTATCAGCAGCAGCAGTAGAATACTCAAGATTGAGGCGTACATCTTGGTCATTAGCATTAAAACTATGACCTACCTTAGCCAACTGGCGACCTATACCAAAGGCTTCTTTATTCCAAGATAAATAACGAGGAGGAGTTTTCCATCTCTTAAGTGCTTTCTCTATCTCGTGCTGATGAACCGCATTCCATCCATATCCATCCTGAACAGATCCAACTCTAGTTGTATCAACTCGTCTATTTGGGGTAAGTCGGTTCGCAATATTGTATTGGTAGGAGGTAAGACCATCACGAACTGGTCTGTAATTAGAAACAAGAAGGTCATTCTGTGTATCCATGGGGAATGATAGAATACTCATAGCACGATGCTCTGTTGTATTAAAATCAATATTTGGTCTATTAACACGAGCATTAAGATTATCACGATAAATGTTAAATGATGCATAATCAAGTTTTACACTTCCACTATTTACTTTACTGACCATGGCGTTAAGATCTGCCTGAGATGCCTGAACTACAGAGCATACCATATCAATATTACGGACTTCATAATCAGCAGTCATATTTCCACCATATACAAATACCTTTTGTGCTACAGCAGCTACATCACCTGCAGCAATAGTTAGTGAAGCAAACTCACAAGTATAAACACCAGCAGCCTCAGTTATTGCTGTAATATCACCAAGACAAAGCATTTCTCCAGCATCGGTAAGAACACCAATTCTCATACCCTTACGGAATGATAGAGTCTGTGATGTAGCAGCAGTATTAGGTGCTGTAATGTTGGCTGGATCTTCTTCTAGTACTACTGAAGTAAGAGCTCCTGCAGCAATAGCAGTCTTAAGTTCAAAGAAACTACCATCATTTCCAAGTTGTGCTGTAGAATGAACAAGTTTTCCAAGTTGAGTAGCATTTGGAGGACCAGCTTGTTTTGAATTAGGAGCACCTCCTGTTTGTGTAGCAACGCCTACCTGAGATAAGACGGTTAATGCTCTCGCACTATCTTCAAGTGTGATGCGAATCCTAAGTCCATTCGTCAAAATTGTTGGGAAACTTTTATCTCCGTTAAGAATACCGCTCATGTGAAGTGGAATACAGAACTCAACTGGTTTATAAGTAATATCACCTCCAATTGGTGCGTTCCAATAAAGGGAGGAAACAAATGTTCCTTCAACCTTATCCTGTCCTTCCATAAGGGCACGAAGATTATTAAGACCTGCTGTTTTGTTGTAATGCATAGATTGAGCCGTCCAAACATTATAATTTTCAAGTTGCTCTAGAAGTTGCTGGTTTTGTCCATCGTAGATTTGAACTTCACGAATTAGTGAATGAACACCTGCTCTTGGATCAGGATGTGCTAAACTATTTCCTGATAATTGAACAATACCTTTAAGATATGTTTCCTTAGGATTTAGAATGGGTACATCTTCAGGTGGAATGAATATTTCTATAACATCTCTTGCCTTATAGACAGAGTTTCTATCGGTCAAGACACTTTTTGCTATTGTAGGAGTAGTCATCTTTATATATAGTTAAATAGAAAAAAAAATAAATTAATTTTTATATTAATTAATTTATTTATCGTTGTTTAAAAAATATGTAAAAATCTACATTTGGATTGATGATTGTAATGGTGCTACATAACTACCAGCAACTGAGGATGGAGGTAATTGAGATCTTTTTAATTGTGCTGGTATTTTCTCTGCCTGTGATTCTTGAGAAGACCCAGCGATCTCCTCATAAACACCGACACCTGCACTTGCTAATCCCGCAACACCTGCAGCAGCACCTAGGATCTCACCAAGAAATGGTATCCAGGATGTAGCAGCAGCAGCCTCAGCCAAACCTCCCGCAACACCTTCAGCAGCAGCAGCAGCTCCTGAAACGGCTTCACCTACACCACTAGCAGCCCCAGCAACAGCCTCAACTCCTGAACCAACACCACTTAATGCGTCAGCAGCTCCACTTGCTAAATCCGCTCCAGCATCTTCAGCATCACCAGCATCCTCAGCCAAATCCTCACCTAAATTATCACTAGATGGTCTATTTTCACCTAAATCATCTTGGTCTTCAACAGCATTTCCTCGTGGTCTTACCTGCCCTGGTTCTTCAGGTGCATCAACATCATTTGCTCTCATTCCAGCCCTTTCATTAATATTACTCATCTGTTCATCAGTCATAGTTTCATTTCCAAGACCTTCACTTTCATATCTTTCTGCTTCTTCAGCTCCTCTAGGTTGAAAACCCTCTCGTCCTCCTACTTGGGTCATTTCCTGCATTTCAGTTCCTTCAGCATCTCCTGCTTCACCCATGTTTCTCATTTCAACTTCTCCTCCTCCCTGAGATGATACATTTTGTATAGCATCTCCTTCACTAGCCTCTGCTGTAGTAGATGAACCAGGAATATTTGAATCACCCTCAGCAAGATCCTCATCACCTGCTTCTCTACTGGCTTGTCCTCTACTTCTAATTTTATTGTAAATAGATTTAGCTCCCTTGTAGGTTAATTTACCAAGATGTGGTACAGCAGCTGCCTCCAGTCCCTGTTTTGTTAATTCTTCACCTTTTTCAATAAATGCCTTTGCTTTATTCAAGGCTTTTGTTCGTTTGGCTAATTGTGTATTCTGTAAAATATTGACTTTAGCATCATAACTGTTCTGTTCAGCAGCTACAGCCCCTCTAAAAGCATTCAAATCATTTTGATACGCAAAAGGATTATTCATTATTTATATTAAATAAAGATAAAAAAAAATATTTATTTAATAATTTTTAAATAATTTATTTAGGATAAAGTTTATCTTTGAAGTTCAAATATACTTCAGGTGGGGTGCTGTCTAAACGAAAGTATAACCATGAAAAAGGTGTTTTTCGTGCTTCTTCCATATAACTATCAAAAGCAGCGTTTCCTCCAAAAGTATCAGCAATATCTTCTTTAATTGATTGAAGTTCTTTATTTGATTTGGTATTTCCTGAGAGAAAAAGTCCAGTCATATTATTTCTAATTATTGTAGAAATATCATTATATTTTTGATTATTTATCATGAATAAAACTGGATCTCCTTTATTAACTGCATGGCGGAATCTAGTTGCAAAATGTATTGCCTTACCACCTTTGCGTCCATGTTTATTTAAATCACCACATATATCGTCCAAAATTAAAGCAAAACTTGAATCACCTTCACCTGATTTTTTCTCTCTTTGTTTTTTAACAATATTTGTAATTACATCATCACTATACATTTCATAACAAGTATGTTTATATTTATCTGCACTAAACCTTGAGGATGCATCATTAAAAATTGTGTTTGAAATTATATGAACATCTTGAAAACAATCACAATAAAAATTAGGGTTCAAAATCATATTATTCCATAAAACCGATTTACCTGACCTAATTGGTGCTGCACATACGATTAATTGACCCTTATAAATATCAGGTAGATTTGGATGCAATTTTTTTCGCTGTTTCATTTCACTTTCGGGCGGTTGAATAGGTAAGATAGTTAAATCATTATTCATTATATTTATAATAGAGATAGAAAAAAAAAATCAGTTTTTTTAATAATTTTTTCTAATGTAATATTATATGAACCCTAATGAAACCGATTTACTTGATGAAATGAAAATATTTTGCCCACCCGAAATTGTTGCAAAATATTCACATAAACAAAATAATCCCAAAGAATGGACAAGATTTTATTACTATAAAAATAAAAAAAGATTTATAATTCCAAAAGATAATATACAATATGACTATGAAGTATCATCTACACTTAACTATAATAAAAATGTTTTTTATAAAATGACTGCTATGAGTTCTAGTGATGGATATTTTGATTATTATTTTAAATTAAAAGATAATCTTCCAAATGTTGTTGTTAAAAAATCAAATCGTAATGGTAAATCACAAAGAAGTACAACTATTGCTACAAAAAAATATGTTCCTCCTGAAACCTGTCCTGAAACTGGTAAGTTTATTGTTCGCTTTGACTAAAATATTCATACCATTCATCATCTAATAAATCTAAATTAAGTTTTAGAATTGTTGTATCCATATTCATAAATAATAAACTATCTCTTATAGGAAATGGTGCATTTTTAATGGCGTAATAATGAGGTGGTCTTTCATGATAAGATATTACTTTACATTTTAATTCTTCAGGTAATTTATATAATATATTCATTATAGATTATATAAATATTTTATATTTAATATCCCCAAGTTGAAGAATGTATATTTCTTCTTTGATTTTTCAAAATAGAATAAGCAGAAAAACTTTCTAATTGTGGAGTTATTTTAACATTATCTCTCTTTACATTTGCATTTCTTCTAGTTGATTGAGGAACTAAATTACTTGTTCTTTGAACTCTTTGAACAGGTGGTCTTGGTTTTTGATGATGTGGTATTTTTTTATTAGGATGTGGTTCTTGAGAAACTGATATTTTTTTTCTTTTTCTCTCCTCATATTTATCCATAAGGTCGCAAAAATGATCAAAACTCATTTGACTTCTCATTTGTCCTATAGGATTTGGTGGAGGTATTGGAATTGGCTCACTTTTTTTTGGTTCTTCTTTTTTGGTAATCTTATTTGCTTTTTTTGCCGCAGCTTTTGCCCTTCTAACTTCTAAGGACTTTTTTCTTGCTTCCGCTAATTGTTGTTTTCTTTCATCAGTCATTTCCCTCTTTCTTCTAACTTTTTTATCTTTTCCTCGTTTTCCTCGTGTTTTCTTTACAGGTTCTTCTTCTTTTATTTTCAAATCAATATTTGTTTTTGATTCTTCTTTTGAAATCCCAATATTTTCATCATTTTTTGGTTCAATTTTCTCATTTTCGTTATTTATTTTTACATTTTCCATTT